AGTAAACATCCACAGATTATCTCATGTGGTGTCACTCTGTGTGTTTCAAGTTTATAGAAAATATAAAAATACCTATGGATCATAATAAAATATTTATTTTTAAAATAATCAGATACTACATTGATAGATATGACTCAAAATGATTTACTGGAAAAAATAGTAAATCACTTTTGAATTTTTTTACCAATGTTGTATTTCTGGACACCCTCTTAATGAACATTTTATTTCCTTGATTTTCCTGGCTAATTTATCAATAATGATGCCTTCGTCATCAAAGACACACAATGATCCAGGACCTGACGTGAGATATTGTAAATATGTTTGGATATTATGTGCACCTATGACATTTTGCTTGATTTTCTCCTTGAGTTCCCTCATATTATTTATATCTTTGACGATGCCCAATCCTTTGATATCATTTCGACATTTTTCAATTAATTTGCGGGAGCCACGTCCATGATAATGGAATAAAACTAAATGTGTGTTGACATATTGATTCTGTGGTAATCCATCGATTTTTCCATGGTGATTACCGTGATCCAAGTATGTCAATTTTTTGGAATCAAAGAATTTCTTATTGAGGTTTGATTTACCATCAGTATATTCATAATCAACCAAATCAAATGTGATAATTTCCTGAAGTGGGTTATCGTAGTCAATCTCTGAATTTCTGCTTGTTAAATAATACAAAAAGGAATACCTGCCAAATTTGGGCAATGTTTCGAGATAGTTTTGAATTTGGACCTTATCGCAAGACAAAGTTTCTTTTGGATAATATTTCAATATCATTTCTGAATGTTTTTTGACGAATATATCCTTATCTGCTTGGCTAACGTTCGCCTTGTAAATTGGGCAACAAACCCAATTCATATTGAACCCTTTTTTGAAAAAGTGTTCAAATACTGCTTGTGATGTTTTTGCTTCGGTTTGGATTTGTGGATATCGCGTTATGTAGTATTGTTGGTCTAATGATAAACAAGCCGTGGTTAGACGGGTCGCAAAAGCATCTGACATATTATTTAAATCAACCATCGCGACAAACTCATCAATGTCCAATGGTATGGCTAAATCACATTCATTTTGTGTGTTTTTTATCAATTCGAACAGATATTCACCCTTTTTGGAGTAATCTGTTTGTACAGATAAATGTAGACCCAATTTCTCATACTTTTTTAAAATATTAATTGACATCTGGTTTGACTGATTATCAATAATATATAAATTGTCCATACCAAAGAGATATGAATGATATAGAATCCAATCTTCCAATATATCTTCTTCATTTTTTTGCATACAGAAAAGTTTGACTCTGACCATTATTAATAGATATATTAGAGATAAACTTATGTTTTTTCCAATAAATGAAAAATGATCAGCCAAATTTAATGATATAAATTACACATATCATACAATATCACACTATGGACACCGATTCACATAACGAACATACCGATGACGTTAAACATATCATAACTAACAAATTAGACACCGATGATGTCGTTCAACACACCGATGATGTCGTTCAACACACCGATGATGTCGTTCAACACACCGATGATGTCGTTCAACACACCGATGATGTCGTTCAACCCACCGATGATGTCGTTCAACCCACCGATGATGTCGTTCAACACACCGTAATTAATAAATCATACGCAGATGGTGTGGACAAGATAAAATCACATTAAATGAACAAGAATCAAATAAATACACAAGTAATCGTGTTCACATCGAGATTGACAAATTAGAAAATCATACAATAATGATATAACTATTATTAAGAATAACCTCAAAATCTCAATAACGAAAAGTATTGTCATTGTACTAAAAATATTTCATATTTGAATAACAATGACATAAAAACCACATTAATAATAAACACCGCGAATAACTAACTATTGTAAAACAAGATAATAGTAGAGCCTTGATTTTTCCAATCCACGAGTAAATGTTCATTCCGTGCATAACATTTAGTTCCGAAACCTTTGTGGTGGTAATACATCTCATTTTGGTGGTATTTTTTGACAACTTCTTTGTAATTGAAACCTTCGCCAGCATCCTTAATGATGCAAATTAATTGTCCGTATCCGCCAATATAAATTTTGCATTTAACCGGACAATGTCCATGAGCTATACCATTCCCAATAGCTCGATCATATTCATGATGGGTATTCTTAATCTTATAATCCCTGATTATTTGTGTAATTTTATGTTGTATTTTCTTTCTATTCTTTTTGGATGAAATTTTGAATTTACATTGATCAATTACATGAATCGATTCTATGATTTCTTTTAGATCAAGTTTGTCGAACATATACTAATATACAACATTTTGTAAATTACTGAGGTTTACTGTATTAGTACATAGGCCAAAATTTGATTCGATAAAAATGTGATCATTCTATACCAGATCACAATCTATCAGATGGCAACAAATGGACAAGTAGACCTGAGGACGTATCTTATGTGTTACATCGAACACCTACGATCATATTCATTCATCGCTCTAAGAGGTTCTCATCAATCTCACGATGTGAGTTTTGTGAAAATTGGTGATTTTGTCACCAAAGAACAATATTATCCGATTTTCAGGGTAACATACTCACAACACAAATGCCAAGAATTTATCCAACATATCCAAGAAATGGACTTTAACGGTCCAGAACTTTTCGCAATCAATCAGCCTGACAAAATCACACCGTATATCACAGTTTGGAAACCTAAACTATTTGAAGGGCTTGAAATTTGTGTTGATAAGAGTCAAGATCATGTGCTATTTAGTGATGAATCAACCAACAACATATTTGAAACAATCAAGTCATTCTTGCAGCAACTTACAAATGAGGATTTCACGTACTAATTTGACGAACAGGATTGTGTCTTGAATACTCATCATTGTCCATAAATGGACATTCTCTGGTTAGACTTTTCTGGTATTTCATAGTTAATTGTTCTTTGATTCATTACCTTATGCATCTAATAGACACTTTCCTTTAATTAAAGTATCTGCTTGGACAGATTGTTGCGTAATAGTTTTGTTCTTAACAAACATTTTTGGTTTAGTTTGTCTTACGTTGGGTTCATTTAACACACACTTGCCAATAGACGTGTTGGATTCAGTATTTTTTACCCCATCGGTGTCATCAGATAACATACATTTGCCAAACAGTGACTTAGATTCACTCTTTTTGACATGATTTGTGTCATCAGGTAATATATCTTTATGAGGTATTGATTTGGGTTTATTATTAACTTGCTCCACATCATCATCCAACATACATTTGCCAAATGAAGGAGTATTTTTGATACTGTCATTTGTATTATCGTCATCGCTGTCATTATTGATCACGATTGATGTGCTTACTAAATAATCCTTGAGTTCTGCTAAAAATGGTTGTAAATCACGAACATCATTACCTAATGGTAATTTCATATCTTGGACCTCATATTGTTCATCTTTGTAGAATTTGTTTCTAACAGACGCTTGTCTCGAAAAATTACCAAAAGCATCCACCAAATCAACAACTATTGGATTGATTTTATCATGGAATTTACGCAAAATCCTACCAACTGCTTGTTCTACATCAGTTGATGGTGTTGCCAAAATCTCCGTATTAAGATCAGGAATGTCCAATCCTTCGGAATTATGAGCCAAAATTCCCCCAATTAGAAAGTTATGATTTTTATCAACAGTCATATCACATAATTTGATTTGGTCGGAATTGTCCAATTTATCAATTGCTTTAATATGAATAAAACATTTATCCACAAGTTGATCATTGATTTTGTAATAATTACACAAATATTGGTATGACTGATAATTGATGCCAGTCTCTCTACAACCATATAATAGATTTTGATTTTTTAGTAAATTTTTCAAGTGTGCATGTGTAGCATTTTTAAAAGTATTTCTAATAGTTTCCACATATTCAAACGGAATTCTATTAAAGATTGAAGACACATATTTTATCGTGGGTAGATGTTCAGTTACAATATTTTTTTTACGTGGCAAACGAATATCAACTTTTTCCCCAAACAGTTTTAATTGTGATGAAGTAATGTTGATACAATACATTGTATTATTAGTTGGCATTTGTCGTTGTGTAACAGTTGGTTGTATACCCAACCTTTTCAACAAGAAAATAGTTTGATTTTTTAATTTGTATGATGATGTATTATAACATACTGTTAACCATGTCGTTGATTTCTTTTCGTACGTACGACATGATGCTGTGCCATCAGTATCAAATAACCCCCCAAGTAACCCTGCAATTTTCTCATCGGGTAACATCATCAATTCTGTTGAAAATGACTTATCAATTCCCTTATGTCCTAAATTGTGTCGCTCAATCACTGTTCTTAACCAAGAAGGCACATAATTTGTTTTGTTATCATTATCTTTTTTTTGGATATAATATTTGTATTTTTCTCCTTTTCTCAAGACTAATTTCATCTCATGTTTGTCTAATACTCTCGATACTTCTGATATAATTTCTTGATCAATATTGATGAACATTAATATTGCTTTTCTGTATTGTGATAATGAACCATCTCCCATCAGACACCCAATCAGCCAACAATCATCCACGGATAAATTGGGAATATCAATACATTCAATGTTGATTTTCCGGTCACATACCAAATAATCAGAGGTAGTAATGTGTTCTAAAGCGACCCATCCACGTTGAGTGTAGAATTGATGATCATAACTGGCTACAATTTCGCCCAGATCATATGTTATGCGATAGCATTGTTTTGATTTGGTGTAATCAATATTAATTGCTTTATCTAACTCAAATTGTCCCGTTAATTCATTAAGACTAATTACTGGTAATTTAATGGTCGAATAAGTGTGAGAAAATTTGCCTGATATTGGGTCAAATTTAAGCAGTAATTTATCCTCTTTAGGTCCATTAGCAATACGTTCCAATGTCATTTCTTCACCAGTCAAATAATTAATATATTTCGTTTGGTCAGACAGACATGCGATAGATATCGTACCTAACACAACATCACATTTAGCAGATTCTTGTAACATTTGCTTATGTTTCTGTTTATTATTACCTTGATTACCATAGTAATACCCATATGTGATTGGTTTACCATGAATATTTTGAATTTGTGCATGACCCAGTGATTCATACAATTGTTCTAAATGATCTCGACGACCACTTAAGAGTAAGATTTTCCGATCTTGTGTCATTAAAACACGAATAACTTCGACAATGAGTGCTGTACGTACATCATATTTGGCTAAATTAGTAATCATCGCTACGGTATTTTTAATACCGTTACTCATATATAATGTCTCATACATCGGGGAATTGCTTGTCAATTTCAGTCTTTTAACGAATAGTCTATTCACCCCTTGTCTTCTCTCACTATGACAAACCTTGCCTAAATATTTGTAGAATACATGACTTAAACCATCTTTTCGATTTGGTGTTGCACTCAACCCCAACATATATCTGGTTGCGATTTTATGTAATGCGTTGGAAAACATTTCTGATGCCAAATGATGACATTCGTCGATAACCGATAAGGAGAATTCTGTAAAAATTTCTTTAGGATAATCTTTTTTACATAAACTATGTAACATGGTTATCACAAAATCTTTGTCAACAACATCTACTTTATCTTGCTGGATATAACCGATTCGCGCTTTTTTACCAGTAAATTTAGTAATTGAATCAGCCCATTGATCCATTAGACACTCTTTATTGACAACAATCAACGTTTTACCACCAAGATCAATTGCAAGTTTAATGGCACATGCGGTATTGTGAGTAACCGTGAAATCACCCAGCAAAAATCGCCCGTTTCCATCAATTGTAAAACCATAATAATCACCAATTCCCATTGGTTTGACAGAAAAACCAACAGCTAACGGGTCTTTAATTTGCCTAAGTTGTCGAGCTTTTTTATATGTTAATATAACTGGAATTTGTTCCAAACCATTTCCGTAGATATCACACCTATAATATATCCCAGATACTTTTCCATATTTATCATCAGGATGATCTCTAACAGACAATTCAGATGTAGAATTAGTGCATATTTTTTTGGCTGCGAAACCCAACGAACGACACAGAAAAATTATATCATCTGCTAATTTTTCACATTTTTGTGTAATTTCATAACAATTAGCATCTATATAACCATCAGAGTCTATTAGACCAGCCAATACCTTCAATTGTACATCTCTTGAGTTACATTTATAATCAAGCGGAATGTGTTTATTATTGATCAAATCATACTTTTGTAAACAGTAGGTGAAATAATTTTGTCTAAAATCATCAATCGACCACGTGTCATATTTGCCAGATGTGATCTTATAATTATGTTCAGTAACATGTCCCTGTTTCAAGGTCAAATTATATTGTTCTAATTCATGGCAGAAATATTCAACGATATCTGGGGTCATTGTCGTAATTTTCGACCCACATGAGTCGCCATCACCCAGCCAGTAACCCAGCATATATGGATCTAAATCCACTTCTTTGTTAGGGAATGTAATAGGTACTTTATATAATCGTAATGGTGTGTCCCTATTACGAAAACTCTTTGGAAGATTTAAAAATTCATTGAGTTCTATGTCAAGAATTGAACCTTCGGTAAATCGCTCACTCCAGTTTGCTGAACATTTCAGTGAAAGTATGTGTGATTTATTACAACCCCATGTCTCACCTTTAATGGGTTGAATTTCATACATTTCTTCTTGTCCACGTGCTAAACTCAGTACATTTCTGGGCGTGGAATCATCACCCATTAATTGATCACCTATGACAATATCCTCCACTTTTTTAATTGTTCCGTCATACAATAGGATCTGGGTGCCTTTTGACAAGCATTTTCCTGCACCACAAGGGAGTTGGAGGACGCCACCGCCAACTTCTTTCAGGGTCTTGAGTGTTTTTTCATAACCAATAATTTGATGAGGCAATAAATTGTATATAAATGTGAGGTTCATTGGCAATCCTACTGGTAAATCAGTCTTCCTCGGAGGACCAAATGTTTCAATTCCATAATATCTGGGTAAGTAGAAGTAATTGGGACTTTCCTGAAAAATTTGAAATTTAGCAGGTTTAACAAATTCTTGATACGCTTTTAAAACAATGGGAGACACAGTTAAATCTTTTTTAATTTGTTTGATATCTTTATCGTCAAGTTGGCTTTTTTTGACGAGATAACCTTCTTTTTTCAGACATTTATGGAAACTCATTCTTTATTGGAATGAGACAATATTTTCATCAATTGAATCAAATTTACTAAAAATTGATTTAATATATAATATGAATTTCAATGTGACAAATAAATATGCCAATTATACATATTAGTAATCTTAATGAGTTTAATGACCTCGTTAAAAAGGAAAATCGTGTCATTTTCATCAAATACAGTACCTCTCGGTGTGGTCCGTACCGTATTATACCACCCATTTATCACGATTATTCCAATAAATATAATCATATTGTATTTGCTGAAGTAGATGCTGGACAAGCCAGTGATATTGCCAATTTTTGGCATCAGTGGGGTCCGACAAGCCAAACTCATTGGAGTAACTAAAAATCATTAGATGATCTGGTGGTTAAATTTACTTAAACTACTTAAAATCCTGACTATTCTTTGTAGACAAGTTGTCAATATGACACAAATTAACGAAAACTATGAACGGAATTCAACACATCTTGATGTTGATGAAACATCAATCAATGTGAATCCATTCGGTTCATTTATTTCAAGGAGAAATCTTTTCTGGTATGACCAATACTCAGGAACAATCTTTTTGTTGGAAAGATGATACGTATTCAATGTTGACAACAATGGAATACGCAAACCCTGTTTATGATAAACATATCCGAATTGATTCGGATGGTATAATCAATAAAATTACTTTGGATACATTCCCCATTGGTCAGTACACTCTATCGATAAATGGGCAGAATTGTTGTACAGCCAAATATAATCAAGTAAACAAATTTCTCGAATTTGATTTTACTGAGCATCAGTCAGCAATTTTCACATTGTTTAGTGATATATCACATGATGATTATGAGCCATCAACATTGAACCGCTCAAACTATATTAATTTGAGGAGAATTGATGCTACATTTATCCATTGTAATGCTAATTTATTAGCAAATGAATCATATACTCTGACGTTACACGTTTATTTTCCAACAGCATATATCACCAACCCATCAGATCGAACACGCCATCCCACTCAACACACAATGACGTCGATAACCCTAACTATCTACCCTAAATCATCCTGTAAATTAGATCTGAATCACCCAACAGATTCTCTTGATATTACAGTTAGACCGAGGGACACAACAAAACCATGTTCATTGATTCTCAGAATCAATGGATATAATGTCTTTCATTGTGATCCAATAAAGATAGATAGTGATTTATACGGATTTCGAATCACATGTCGTGAATATCATCAACATTTTAGAGGTGTCCAAAATGATTTCCTGACGGAAACAATCAATCAAAATACATTGAATATGTCACGTGTTGATTCAGTACAACTAGTAACAATCAATTGTCAACTTGTCAAATGTTTACAAAATGTATACATTATATATGAATATCCATCAAGACGCGTAAAATTCAGTAGTTAGATCAAATCGGTATTTTAAGGGTAAAATACTTTTCAATCATTCAAGATTTATTTTATAGAGACTAAAAATAAATCATGGAGTTTCTTTCATAAATCAAAAAAAAATGTATAGTTTAATATATACATAATAATCATGGACACAACCAAGTCTTATCTAGATAAAGCCAAAGAATTTGTAACACTAGATAAAGCCAAAGAATTTGTAACACTCGATAAACTCAAAGAGATTATCAGCACTCCATATGTTGCTGGTATCATTGGTCTATTGGTTGTCATTTATGCCAGTTTTATGGCACCTAATCTACCTGAATCTGCTGCTGTTTGGTTTGCCAACCCTATTTTCAAAATAGTGTGCATTTTTGCCATCATTTTTGTTCATAGATTCAACCCAATCGTTGCTATTGTTTTAGCTATAGCAATTGTTATATCTATCCAAACAATGTCTCGTTACAAAGTAGTTGGTGTAGTCAAACAAATCGCTCATCAATTACCATTTCCCCAAGAAACTGCACAAATTAATCAGGAAATGCATGATGAACTGCTCTTGAGACAAATGGAACAAAATGCTCACGCAGAAGAGCCTGAACCAGTTGTGACGGAAATCAAAGAAATCAAAGAAATCAAAGAAATGAAAGAAGTGAAACTAAGTGATGGATTACATCCCATGAATCGGCCAACAGAAGAAACTCTGTATAAAGATGAAAGAATAGAAGATCCTGATGATCCAGCACATCCGGGATGGAAAATTATGAACAATGGTGCGGTCAATACAGCTATTTATGAATTGAATCCACCCTATGCACAGAAAGCATTGCCAGAAAATATGCAGGGTGAAAAGATCAATGCTTCCACACTTCATTTGCCCAAAGACGGACCAACACGATATTCAGCATACCATGGCTACAAAATAGCATAAAGAAATATGTTTGTTATATTTATCTGAAATTATTCTAAACGGTAATAATTTTGGCTAAATTCTTAGGAAAATCAGGATTTGTTCCTTTGAGAACCGCCACTTTGTATGCAATCATTTGCAGTGGAATAACACATAATAAATCTTTGAATGTGTTATTTTTCTGAACAATTAACTGTATTACGTAATGTTGTCCCAGATTATTGTCACTGATACCAATAACAGGTGTGTCTCTTGACCTGATTTCCTCACAAATACCCTGATTTTTCGCAAAATTACCATCATTGGGAGTAATTAATATGACTGGCGTCTCAGGACAAATTAAGCTAAGAGGTCCGTGTTTCAATGCTGATGAACTGTATGCTTCTGAATGAATGTAAGCTATTTCTTTGATTTTTAGCGAACCTTCCTTTGCAATAGCTTCCGTCTGACCCTTAGCGATCAAGAAGATACTATTTTTGTTTTTTAGATATTTTGCGGCATCTTCTGTGGATTGTTCACTGATTTCAATCGTTGTTTTGATGTCAATGGGTAACCTCCTTAGATCATTAATAATTTGTGTGCGGCGATTATCATTTAGATTCCTTATCTGTGCGAACCAGACAGCCATTAAATATAACACAGTGACCTGTGTCGTGAATGACTTAGTGGAAGCAACAGCTACTTCCCTTCCAGCATTCAGATAGACACCACACGTTACTTCCCTCGCGATTAATGAGTCAACTACATTGATGACTCCAATCATTATTAGATTATTATCCTTACCAATTTCAACACAACGATAGAGATCTTTTGTTTCACCCGATTGTGAAATTAGAATCAATGCTGTTTTTCCCAGGTGCGGAATATCATATTTGGTAAATTCCGCACCATCAAATATTTGCACACTATTAAAACCTGAAATCTCCTTAAGAATATGTGATGCGTATAAGCCGGCATGATATGATGTCCCACAACCCAATAGGATTAAATTGTCAATCTTCTTGAGATCAGACTCACAATAACACAAACCACCTAATTTCACCAATTTTTCATTCTCTATTCTGGCACCCATTCCCATTGCTCTTAATACTGCGTCACTCTGGTCATTGATTTCCTTAATAGTCCAGTGAGGATATGGTGCAGGTGTTTGATTACCATTATCATGAGTAATTTCCCTGACAGTATAATTATGTTTCTTATTGAAAACCACTTGCTCACCTTTCTTCTCCAAGACAACTATATCATGATCATTTAGACAAATATAATGGTTGACATACGTGCAAAATCCACTCTGTTCTGACGCAACCATCATATAATTTTCGCCAAATCCCACAAGTAACGGGGATCCATGACGCGCACAGAACATTTTGTTAGGTTCTAAAGCCGTTAAGACTACAACCCCCCATGTGCCCTCCATTTGACTAAATGCTGATTCCATCGCCTGTTCAACATTATGATATTTATCATACATAATACTAATTAAGTTGACAACCACTTCTGTATCTGTCTGAGACTTAAAAGTAACACCTTGTTTTTGTAATTCTATTTTAATCACATCATAATTCTCAATAATTCCATTGTGAACAACTGAAAAACGAGATGTGTAATCCACATGAGGATGGACATTTGCATCGTTATATTTGGATCCATGTGTAGCCCAGCGAGTAAATGCTTGTAATGTTGTACAATTCTTATATTCTTCACTGTGTTTGGCAAGTAACTCAAATGATGATGTGTCTAACGTAGTGGCATATTTCCTGATTTTGAAATTATTTTCGGCGTCGAACGCGCACAGACCTGTACCATCATACCCACGATTAAGAAGCATATGGATACCATTCATTACACATTCATATCCAGGTTTATAACCGATAAATGCACAAATTCCACACATTTAGTATATGGATAAAATATATATTATTCGGATTAAAAATTCAATTTTGTGGATAAATCAAAGTAATTATTTATACCACCCGAGTTGTAATTATCATTTATTGTATTATTCCAATAATATAATAAACGTGATGAAAATGTTTATATTATTTCGTCGATCAGATGAATGCACTTGCATTAAAGCAAATAAATTATCTAAAACATATGATTTTAGATTTTGATCGTTCGGTATGAAAATATTGCACATTTCTATGGAATTCACCCTGACCTTTTGTCACTATTTCTTCATTCATTTGAATTATTTCATAAAATTCATCCACTTCCTTTTTATGGTACACATAAAAATAATAATTAATAAAAGGTTCACCCACAATCAATTCACATATTGTTGCACCTAATTCCCACATGTCAGCTGAGAACCACGTTTGTAAATCACGCGGGGTAATTGTTCCCAATCTATTCGCTAAAAATAACTCTGGCGGCATATATGGCGGTGAACCGCGAGCTTTATCTAACACTCCAATACATTGAGTGCTATAACATGATAAACCAAAATCAATATATTTGATGTCTCCCGTTGCTGGATTAATCATTACATTTTCTGGTTTAATATCACGATGTGCAATCCTTTTTTTGATGAATTATACTCAAACAACTCTTTAAATTGTCGATTATCTAAATTAGCATATCTGGAGACAAATTAAGTTTTTTATCAATTGCTTCTTGGATCATCATATATTCTTGTTTATCCAAGTATTCTGGAATGATATAAAAATAATCTTTGTCTTCCATGAAATCTATATAACACAAAGAATATGAATCACATACATCTCTTAAATGTCTCAATATCTTGACCTCTTTCGCTACATTGTCCAATGTAAATCTCTGTTTATCTAATTGTTTTAGAACAACATTGGACCCCATTACCGAATTAAATGCCAAATATACAGTACCTTGTGCTCCTTTTCCAATTTCAGTTAGATTCTGAAAATCTTTATCATTATACAATTTGGGGTGCAGTGACATTTTGTATACATATATCAAATATAAATATAAATATACATATTTGATATATATCTATATCAAATGGCTATATATCCTTCACGATAGGAAAATAATAGACTCATCTAATTGATCTAATAATTTCAAAATATGAATATTAATTTTATCTGTTTGAAATTGTTGTCCAGTACCCTGATAAATAATCATAATTTCATAAATATCAGATTTTTGTTCAAATATGATGTTTAATTTATCGCTAACGAAAACATTTCTGATAACATCAGAAATGTTATAATATTTATTAACCGGCTGAAACTCAGATGTATAAGTCAGTCGTTTCCGATGATATGTCACAGCATGTTTAAATTTAAATATGTCAATATCATCAATCATATCACTATAACATGTATATCCGCCATCTTGACTAAATTCATACGTTAATCCATTTATATGATATATTTTATATCTTGTGTTATCTTCTGATTGAGTATATACTGTCTCATCATTAACGTAGTTTAACATCATATTCCACACCTGAGGAGCAATTCGATGATTACATATACAATGTGTAATATGATATCCTATATGTATCACGAAAGTAGTTGTCATTACATTAATATGAGGTATTATGTTCATCCTTATTTTGAAATTCAAATTTCAAATAAAATTATTTGTTTGATAATCATATATGTCAACAAAGGATATACTTCAAAAAATAAACAGGAAAAAATCTCGTGGATTACTTGATTATAAATGGGCTATTAGATCATATTTGTCGAAAATGGGGAAAAAATCAAAAAAACTCAATGCAGACCTGATCAGTGATGTTATTTCACCATTTATCTACATCTCAACACACAAAGACAATGTACATAAAGATAAAAGTCTTAAGGCTGTTTGTCAACTATGCACAGACATTGACCATGTTATTGATGTTCATCACAAGGATCAATGTTTGATATATTTTGCTAATCTTTTCAATGAATTGACAAATTCAGGTCGTTCTGTATATATGTGTTATGATTGTGGTACGGTTGCACGTGGATTGTTTTTCCAATTGATTAATGCATACAGAGGTAATTTTACGATCAAACCGGAAGAGATTGCTCAAATCAAGAAAGAATATTATATGGATAAATATAATAAAACTGACGGTATTTCGGTACTTATGGATCGTGTACATTCTATTCGTAAAAATTGTCTTTTTTTGTGTGCTATGCAACTGGGTGAGAAATTCGGTCACATTTATATCCTTGAGAAAATATATATTGATGGGAAGCCACGTTTTCGACTTTATCAAAGTTGTCTAAATGCTTACTTGTTGATCGATTATATTGAAATGATGGATTATGGCAACAATATTTCTGCAGGTATTGATGTTGATCAACATCTGAAAGACCTATATCGACTTTTATCGACACCTTCTTGGGACAATGACCTAATCAATATGTTTATTTATTGGTATAAATTTTACCCACATTCAGGCCCGAAAGAGAGTGAGAAAAAATTGTTCACAAGCACCTTCGTCATTTTTTGAGATCTGAACTGATATCTTTCACGGTATTCATCACACAATGTTGAAAACTACAATCACTTATTGTGGGAAATTTTTGTTCAATATATCTGATAATCTTTTCATTACCGCACCGAGTTGCATCGTAATAACTATGATCCCAATTATTACCCATATCGGACGCAAGTTTAAATAATTCAATATTATTATGATATGCTGCTTCATACATAATATTATTGTATGTGTCAATTGTCAATAAATCTTTGTACTTATTATGAATGAAATTGAATATATTCACGTCAATGATTTCTTTGGCGATGAAATTTATACTTATTTTAAAATGATCTGGCAAGATGAGACCATATTGTTCCATAAGTGAAGCCATCAGGTACTCACAGATAACATTAATGATTGATACGCTTCCATTTTTAACAGCAATATATAACATCCAATAGTAAGTTATAATCGGCAAATACTCACCGAGTTGTGAAATTAATTCTCAGTCACTATTAATCGTGGCATTTTTAAGTAAACGCATATACAGTGATAATTCAACCGGAGTATTTGTCTCGATTTTAACAATAAGGGTGTATGCTCATCAAATCGGTACATTTTAATTTATTGACAAGATCCGTTAATGGTACTTCAATCTGTTCCAATTCTCGATTACGAAAATTAATGTCATCCAATTTAAATAAAACATCAATGTGTTCTCGTAAAAATTGTAAATCATCTACTTTTTGTTTCAAATATAGATACAGTTCTGAACTTAGTTTATTTGTGTTAAATTTCTCATATATTGAGCAATAATTGAGAGAAATATCTCCTTCCAGAAATTCCATTTGTGATTTAGTTTTAATCCAAGATAAAGTTGAAGTCACTGGTAGATTAGGTATTATTTCATATTTATGAAGATTAACATACAATTTGCCGTATTGCTGACAATATAGGGAAGTATCAATATATATATATATTGGTCATAGAAATAATGGTTGTTATAAATATTAAGGGGATCGACAATATCAATGATATCGGGGATAATTTTGTGGAATTGTCTGAATAATGGTTTCAATTCAGAACTCTCATTTTCAACAAGGTTATACCATAGTCTGAAAAATCAATATTTGACAAAATATCTGGTTCAGTATTAGAGTCACATTCGACGATCGATAATAGATCGGATAAGACTAATTGACAAATTTCTAAACAATGATGTCTGATACACCCCATGCAAATGTCATGAATAATGAGACCAACTGATGTCGGGTGTTTACATTTATTTTTAATCTCTTCATAATAGATTGAAAATTGCAATACATTGTTAGACTTAATGAGATCGAATAGATCTCTTACTGCTGATGATTGTGTACCACCCATTGAAATTTAAATTTCAATACCCCTAACATTTTAAAATTAACATCAATTTTTCATAAATGGATTTAAGTGATGTGTATACGTCACAATTTAACAATTGTGAGTCAATAAAATAATTTATTTTGTGGTATATAATTATGGAAATCGTCATTCGTGATCAAAATACAACTGATGACAATCAAGACCAACCCAAAAACACACGAACTCGCGCAAATACACACGATATGGTAAAACAAGCCATTCAACCAGTGCTAGGAAATGATAATATTTATCTGCAACGCTTATTGGGCGAAAAATTAGAAGACAAAGAACATAAATTCAATCGTATTCCTTTGACTAAATTAGTTCATGGAACTGATCGATCACAATTAAGGGAATCGATATCTAATGCGGCACAGGTGGCACAAAAAGCAGCTATTGATGCATTAAATGAAAAATTAACACTTGATATTGAAAATAGTCCAGGTTTGCCACAATTAACATTAGGCTAAAATCAAGCGATTACTAGTTGGGTTCTCAATACAGTATTACATGTAAAAACTCAAAGACCGTGAAGTACGAGAAAGTGCTGACTATTGGAAATATATTAACGGTGGTTTGGCTATTATTTTACCAATTATTACGGGTCTTTTGGATCATTTTCTCACGGACTATTTAACGAAATGGCAATGTAACGGCAGTAATTAATAATGACAAAGTATCTGAATTTAACTTCACTTTAAGGATTTTAATAATAAGTATCAAAATCCTCAATAATTTGTTTGTTTTCTCTTCTGGTGAATTTTCTCTGGTCTCTCTTAGTATGTTTCTTATCCATTCGGCACCGCCTACTATGACACCCCTGAAACAGGTAAGAATCAACATCCTTATAAGGCAATGCAGTTGATTCTGTTTTTGTCATACTGTATTTCACTCTCTCATGGCGCTTGTGCCGAAAATACGTGTTCTGCGCACCAACCAGTTGGTTTCTGTTACCGTCCCACTCTTTCAAATAGATATTACGGTAAGCATAAAATGGATAACTATCCGGCACACAGGCTAGATTTGTGTAAAACATCAGTGTATTTTCCGAGTTTTTGTTCTCCTTCTCGTTCAATGGGCGTTTGAGTTCATTAATGAAATAAAACACCTCACGATCATGAGACATCTCATAAATACCCTCAAGGATATCGACCAAATGAACATATTGATCAAATACAAAATCCATGAAAGTTAGTGCCATATTAGATGTGTATTCATTTTGTGTCAAACTTGGTTCTTCGTTATAGAGATAATATCTCATAATCCTCTCAACAATCTTCAAATTGGATAGCTTATTGAAAAGTGTAAATGTTTCGCGATCCTTGATGTGACCTTTTTTATCAACCAAATGATAAATATCATCACTAGACAGATAAATGACTGCTTGACAATAATTTCTCCAACTATCCTTATTATGAGAGTTAATTATACCTTTTTCCGTCATTTCGTGCCATACGTTAACTCCACTATATTGATGGAGATAACTACCCATGATGTTCCTGTTGGAACCCAATGATGAATCATCCTTGAATACTTCATTGATGAGAGAATGAACCTCAACAATATGTTTGTCTCCTACATTGATGAATAGCTCTGTCACAGCTTGTGAACTACCCGTGTGAATGAAATGTTTGATCATATATCCAATATGAGGTACCAAACAATGTAACTTGATTGAAATTTGTAGTAACAGTGTTTTTTGATAGTACAACTAACACATGAAAGTCTGATCAGATTGATTATAATATGTCAACGGTATGGTTTGATTGTTAATAATTGTCAATGATGAAGCATTATACATGTCTGCACGAGGCAAAAACTCAAGATTAATGTCTCTGATTTTCTTCTTGATCAAATCGAGATTCTCATTGTTGAGAAGAATGTAGCCCATATGGATATGTAATCTTAATCAGATAAGACCACATTATGATGATTCAATTTTTCATTCACGTTGTATGTACTTAGAATTTTGCCACTGCGTATATGTAACCAAATATTATGGATAAATGGTATGACTCTCTCTCACCTGAGAGTTTAGAATGGATGAAAATGGCAGTCAGAAATCTGTCAGATCCGCCAGTTCTGACATATTTATTTCGTCTCCATCGGAGTATTCATGAAATTTTTGCTCCTTGGTTTTGTGGGAAAACAGAGACTATCTTCAGTCATTTACCATATACTGAAATCTTAAAACAACAACATATCTCCCTAGTTATTGGCAAGGATGGTGCGCCCCCTTATATGGGGGCAACATGCAAAGAACATGGACTTAATTTGAACCATATTGTACCACCAGGACAATTTAGGCATAAAATTGTTCCACCAAACACATGGCCACACAATATGACCTTTCGATTTATTTGTAAATTTCCTGAGGATATAAGTCCACGATTACGAAATTTAATTAGGGAATACATTGATGACTCAGGTAGTGATAAAATCATTGAACCCACTGAAATTTTACCGCTTGATTTTAAGGATGGTGCTCACTGTTCAATTGATGTTATTCAATTACCCAGAATTAACTGTAAAATTAGTATATGGAATAAAATTTACGCACATTACATCACACATCATTATCCCGACCATAAAGACAAAGAAGTTATCCTGAATACAATGTCGATGATTATTGAAAAAATTAAACAACAATATCTTAGGAAAGAGTACCAATTGGATAAAGTTTTGCTTATGTTGGAAGAATATTTATATATTGGTATTCACTCTCACCCATTCGAATCAGTCAATTTTTCGATAGTTATGGCGCAATTTAATTATATGTTGTCTCGTTTTGGGCTTCAAGGGACGGGTCCATCAAACATTGATTGGGTTGGTATTTCTGAACAATTCCCTGAATTCCAAATATCATTTCGGAAAAAATTGGCAAAAAATAATCCACACATAATAACATTACCAATCGTTACTTATAGGAGTCCATGGATCAGTATTTTGGCACATATTAGCGATGATGGTGATCAGTATTTTCAAGAGGGTGTATTAATTGAACATATTGATTCTTCAATTAGAAAATGGATCGAAGGTATAATGATCACGACAACATTACCTGATGATGTACACCTTGAATACAAAGGTCATGTGCAATATGAAGGGGATACAGATTGGATTCCAGCCAGAATTTTTATGGGAAGCTGGGGGAAATCCCAAGCGCTTGAAGGAATTATGTTGAGATTTGTTGGCACTGAAGCACATAATTATAATATTAATTATTTTGCTCGATTAGGAGATAGCGAGTGGACATCCATCTGTAAAAATGGTGAATTTTGTGGGACAAGAGGACAAAATAAACCAATAACAGGCTTAAAAATTTGGATTACATCAAAAAAACTGAAAATTTACAATAATTCGGTTAATATTCACATATTTTAACATATCAAGTGATTCATGTATACAACATTATTAGGAGAAAATGTATTTCCGGTATTAAATAATAAACTTGACTCATTTTGCGTCAAGTTTATGTTCATTATAAAGAAAAAGGATTTATAAACATTATTATCAATGACATACTGAGATTGTAGTGAATTTGTTTCCGACGGCAATAAGTACCATAGTGATACAATGTATCAATTTCGAGGCCGTTAATCATTATGGAGAGCCATTTTCCACACATTTGGCCATATTAAGACACTACCATGGTTCTTATGGATAATAATGATATTTCCACTAATTTTCCAACTTATTCGCTTAATTGACAATTTCTTCGGCCATCGAAAGATTAGGGACTTTTACCTTGAAACACTAAAAATTACACAATCTGAATTAGAGAATATTCGATGGGATGTGGTCTTAGATAAATTATCTCGTTTATCCAACTTAAAGTCATGTTAGTCTAATGGCAATCATTATGAGACGAGAAAAATATATGATTGCCATGGTCAATAAAGGAACCATTGATTGGCCAATGGCAGAAATTGTTGACAAAATATTATGGTTTAATCTATTTACAATTAATTGGGGACCCATGGATTCGTAGGTCCCCAAATGGACCATGATGAATGGGTCACTCGGTTACTAAAACGATTCAAACTAATCGGTGTCTGTTCGATTATATTGTCACCAATCATATGTATCGTCTATATTATCTATGTCGTTCTGCGATATGGTGCGCAAATTGAAGATAATCCGGGTTCATTATTATCAAATCGAAAATGGTCACCATTGAGTCAGTGGACATTACGCGAGCTCAATGAAGCACAACATTTATTTGAAATAAGAATGCGGCGAGCGCATTATCATGCCAGAGAATATGTGGAACAATTTCCCACAAACAGTACTGTCGTCATTGTAGCCCGGTCATTTATACTCATCGTAGGAGTGTTGTTATTTATCCTCTGTATAATGAGTTTCATGTCAGGTCAATTTATTTTCAAATTGGTCCGTTTTCATCAATGTTCTATATGACTATTTTTATGGCTATAATTGGGGGATGTCGTGGATTATTACCCAGTGATGAAATTATGACGACACCTGAAGTAAAAATGAAAGATGTGATTAAATATACTCACTATTCGCCAAAAAGTGGTATCATCAAGAACATACAAATAGAGTATACAAGGAATTCACCGAGTTGTTTGACTATAAAATCAACCCATGGTTCCTTGAATTATGGAATGTTGTCATATTACCCTATACATGTATATTTATACTTCCTAAATATTGTCGTAATATCGTTACCTTTATGAGTCAAAACACGATCGACATTTGTCCCATCGGGAATGTCTGTGTTTTCACGACAATGACTGACCTTAATTATTGCAGCCCAAAATATGGTGGAGACCGTTGTGCAGTAAAGAATATGAGACTAAAATTGGCAAATTAGAGAAATCCATTTTAAATTTTCACATCAATCATCCAAGTTGGATAATTCCAAATGAATTACGCAGTTTGTTTACCAAATTAAGAGACTGGGAAACAGAAGAACATATGGAGCAAAATACATCACATATTTCTTCAAACATTTTGTGGCAGTAAATGAACTTGAAGACCCTTTACGAGTCAGCGCATCACTCAATTTAACACAATATAATTACCGCAATAATTATAATTCTCACAATGGATGCCCATTTGGGATATTGTATAAATTATTCGCGTAAATAAGCAACAATTTCACGCAACGTCTCACAATCCACATAATTATATTGCATAATGTCTTTCATTAGAGGTACATCACATAATCTGGTATAAGGACCAACTTTGCATTCTTGTTCCGCCCTCATTATTGAAGTAATAGTGCTGTCACCTGTGATTTTCGTTGTCCACGTTGTGGATATTACATTCAACTTATACAATGATTTGGCTACATCTTTTAAACCATAACTTAGACAATTTGGTAGTGCAATTTCGTACGTTTTAAACATTTCACATAGGTCAATCACATGTAGATTGAATTTATCATCCAATGTGATAATCTTATTCAGATAGGATTCGATTTGACTTCTTTCCGCATTACCCCAGTGAAAAATTGTCACTTCGTGATCATTTTGATTGTCAACAATTAGGTCTTGTAACCAATTCTGTAACATAATTTGTTCTTGTTCCTTGTTTAATCTATTGATTAGATAATTATGATATGTAATGTTGTTCTCTGTATGATTTACACAAATACAACCAATCATGTAAATATATTTTACTGGTCTACATATAGGGAAATCTGACAGATCACTCAAGTGATTGACAAACTCAAAATCTAAATAAAATTCAATCTTCGCCCTGTCAAGTCGTGGTTTATCAATATTGATCATTTGTGATGTCATATTGCTTCGGATCATATTTGAGATAATATTTCGGTAATGTTGGTTATAATGTAGTTTATTAACATCAAATTGATCCCAAGACAAATTACCATCCAATTTATTTCTTTCCTTTGTCCCAATGTTCCACATTAATGTCAACTCCTTGTTTTTATTGGACAATTGTGTCTTATATGTTCCCCATGGATAATCATATGTATTTTTCATATTGGGATATAACTCTATTCTGGACGGAGGATCAATAGACCATTGCCGTCCAGAATCTCGAAGAAGATTCAAGAATTTCATATATTTTCCCATGTCGTCAGCAATTTTCTTATCTCGAATTGTTGGGCTAACTAATCCTATACTATCAAGAATATTGAAATTCTCATATGTTACACGTTTCGAAATAAATGATGAATGATGTCCAGAAATAAAACTGTAGTTCGCAAATGGGATATTATCATAAGCTTCTAAAACTTTATGTAGGTGTATTTGTTCCATTTTGTATTCCTTGTGTCCGTGGGAAGAATTGAGAACATATGTATTTTTCGCACACAATTTGAGATGAACATATTTGATTTGAATAAATGTATATGTGTCTCCATCATATGTTAAATCAGCATTCATTATCTTGATGTATGCTTGTGGGAACAATTGTCGCAAATATTTGCTTTTGATAATCACGTCAAAGTGACCGATTTTTCTTTCGTTCGGATTATATAGTACAGCATTGAGAATAATTGGTATGTTTTTCAATAGACTTGTATATGTTCGTACTAAAGACCTATAACAGAGACTATTCACATTTTTACGTGGATATTCCATAGAGATCGTATTTATGTGGTCAGTTTCGAATATATCAATATTATTGCCTTTCGACTGAGATATCAAATAGTTAAATATTTTAGTTTTTAGCTCCAAGTGAAGATGATGTGTGAACTCGATAAATTTATCTGTATTTTGGTCTCTTTGTATACCTTTTTGATCACCATATAAATCCAACCAATCCAGTAACAACTCATTATTGACAAAATGCCCATAACGTTTTTGCGCATTGATCACATCTGTCACTAAATATTCTGTAAAAACTTTGTCGATTGATAGTGACCCTTTTTGACGTTTATTGGGTCTCTCTTTAACTGAATTCGTTGTGAGGTCAATTACTCGCTTGAATCGTTGAATTTCAGGCAAAATATGAGATAAGTAAAATTCATCATTGTATGTTATATATTGTTCATAGTATTTGTGAATGTTATTGGTTACATATTCATTATCAAAATAATTGTCACAATAAATACACCCATTTATTCGTAAATTGTATCGTTTCATTAAGTTAGTCCAAACAAATAGTTGTGTTTGTATCTGTAACCAATAATCATATGGTATTTTGTCTGAAATTTTCCTCTTATATGGACATTTGATTTCAATTAACCATAACTGCCATTGATTGTCATCACACGTAATCAACAATCCATCAGGTGATGCGCCAATATAATCATATTCTGGGTGTGTTCCTAAACCCAGATCAATTACCTCGACTATTTGATGATGAATCCTAGCCTTTAATAATTGTTTGGCAATGGGTTCATAAATGTTTCCCCAATTAACCGCATCAGATTGATGCGGTTTCGATGTATCTAATGAACATTTTACCCGAAATAATTCATTTAGTTCCTGAAATGGATTACAATTCATGATTGTGGACACATCTGTGGCTGTAATAATCTTTTTCCTATGTTCATGCCATAGATCAGTTTTTTGCTGAATTTGTGGAATTGATTTAATCAGATCAATTAGCACTTGCAATGAATGATGTAACATTACGATGTAATCTTATAATGTTATATCAATTTATATTCAAATACAATATGGTAAATTTATCAGATAATTAGAAACCGAGATCTATTCACTATTTTTTCTTGGGTCCAGGTTTAATTTTAACTATAATTTTTCTGCCTGATATTTTCTCTGGTTCATCTGATTGTTCAGATGATGAAACAGCTGGAGTCAGTTCCTCTTCCTCTTCTGACTCCTGAACTACCGCTTTGACTTTTCCCTTATCAATTGGTTTGCCTTTCTTTACTTCCTCCTTCAGTTCAGGTAGTTTAGTAAGTTTCTTGGGTGGTGGTGATTTCTTTTCCTCTTCCTCTTCCTCTTCCTCTTCCTCTTCCTCTTCTGACTCCTGAATTACCACTTTGACTTTTCCCCTATCAATTGATTTACCTTTCCTTACTTCCTCTTTCTTTTTTTCAGAAAGTCTCTTGAGAGGTTTTAGTGCAACCAATTTAGGTTTTACTTTTACCTCTTCCTCTTGTTCATCTTCCTTTCCCTTAGAGCGTCTCTTGAGAGGTAGTCGAGGTTTTGTTGTTTTCTGCTCTTCTTCCTCTTCCTCTTCCTCTTCCTCTTCCTCTTCCTCTTCCTCTTCCTCTTCCTCTTCCTCTTCCTCTTCTGACTCCTGAACTACCACTGTGATTTTTCCCCTATCAATTGATTTACCTTTCCTTACTTCCACCCTCGGTTCAGGTAGTTTAGTAAGTTTCTTGGGTGATTCTTCCTCTTTCTTTTTTTCAGAAAATCTCTTGAGAGGTTTCAGAGCAACTAATTTAGGTTTTACTTTTGTCTCTTCCTCTGCCTTTGCCTCTTCCTCTTCCTCTTCTGACTCCTGAACTACCACTTTGACTTTTCCCCTATCAATTGATTTACCTTTCCTTACTTCCACCCTCGGTTCAGGTAGTTTAGTAAGTTTCTTGGGAGAAGGCTTGGGTGATTCTTCCTCTTTCTTTTTTTCAGAAAGTCTCTTGAGAGGTTTCAGAGCAACTAATTTAGGTTTTAATTTTGTCTCTTCCTCTTCTGACTCCTGAACTACCACTTTGACTTTTCCCCTATCAATTGATTTACCTTTCCTTACTTCCACCCTCGGTTCAGGTAGTTTAGTAAGTTTCTTGGGAGGAGGCTTGGGTGATTCGTCCTCTTTCTTTTTTTCAGAAAGTCTCTTGAGAGGTTTCAGAGCAACTAATTTAGGTTTTACTTTTGTCTCTTCCTCTTCTGACTCCTGAACTACCACTTTGACTTTTCCCCTATCAATTGATTTACCTTTCCTTACTTCCACCCTCGGTTCAGGTAGTTTAGTAAGTTTCTTGGAAGGAGGCTTGGGTGAATCTTCCTCTTTCTTTTTTTCAGAAAGTCTCTTGAGAGGTTTCAGAGCAACTAATTTAGGTTTTACTTTTGTCTCTTCCTTTGCCTTTGCCTTTGCCTTTGCCTTTGCCTTTGCCTCTTCCTCTTCCTCTTCCTCTTCCTCTTCCTCTTCCTCTTCCTCTTCCTCTTCCTCTTCCTCTTCCTCTTCCTCTTCCTCTTCCTCTTCCTCTTCTGATGTTTGTATGTGCTTCTTAGGATATTTCTCAACTTCTTGTTCGGATTCTTCCATTCTGGTAATTGTTATAGATGGTCGAATAGTTTGTTTCTTCACAGGTTCTATAACATCAATTATAAGGGGCTCTAAGACCGGATAATTGAAGAGAGTTGGGACTACTTCATCAACTGCATCTTTAACATCGTTAGCACATACTTTAAGCCAAGTTTGATATAATATATCAGGGAAATCTGAATCTTTTTTGGAGAAAACATACTTATGTTTAGGATCAGTGTCCTCATCACACCTTACAATGACTTGATATTGGTCAATATTTGTTTCATATATGAAAATATAACTATCAGCAAGTGTTGTCGTAATTCCCATACATATTGGACCATATACATTCTTTGGTGCGCGCACATGTGGTATAATGATAAATTTGACTTCATATAACTGGGACAACATAATTAGATCAAAAAAACATATTTGGTGGAGATTTGATTTAATAAATGCACTTAATTGTTGCATCGTAACATCTTCTGGAAGATTATTTTTTTCCCCACAAACCTTTTGGTACAATTGTAATAATAATTCCCATCCTTCTTTATTTCCATCACCACGTAATTTACCTATATTTTGCGCCAATGTTTCGCGAATTGAACCAATAGTATGTACTCCTTGGTCCCGTTGATTTAGTGCAATTGATAACGCTTCAATAAAACAGTTGGTTGTCCCCTTATGACGTCGCCTCATAAATTTATCACCTAATATACTGGTCCATTGAGGATTCAATGATTCAAATTCACGGAAACATTCAGATTTTAACATCTTATCTGGTTCTAATGTAATAATTTTTTCAACCCCGCGGAAATTTGCCGGATTGATCACATCAAATAGTTTCGACATTCGCTCATGGTAATCAATTCCCGTCTTGTATAAATGTGCTATATTCTTACGGTGTTCCGCATAACTAGCATGCTTCATGATCACTTCATTATCATTGTGTTCAAAAATATTCGGATCGACTGTATTGTCAACTTGATTGTATAATAACTCTTTTCTTTTCATACGGTTCTTCAATAATTCTTCAACTACGAGTGCTATATACCTCTGATAATTACGTACTTTTGGATTAACCGCGTTTCTGGTATTGATGAATAATTTACACTGTTTATCAATATGAACACAATGTGGGTCTTTTTGACAGATTTGTTGTAAATTTGCGCCTTCTTTTTGGTCTTCTATTTTTGTAGCACATTGTTTACGAACATTTGGTGGGATGTAATTATTGTAATCTATCTCTTTTTCCCCAATTGAGATAATTTCTTGTATTTGGGCATTTGTACTCAATAATTTAACAAGTACATCTCGTTGTTGTTGTATTTTTTTTGCTGATTTAAGTTCTGAATTAATTTTCGCCAATAATGGTTGTGATGTTTCCTTTTGTAATAAGTGACCTAGTTCGTATCTGAATCGTTGGTAACTTTCATCTTCAAACTTCCGTTTTCCCACATACGTGACACGACGATCAATTGTTTGCATTAAATTGGCTAAAGATTTATCGACTGCATACCGACTGAGATAATATTGTGGAATCGGTGGTAACTTACTGTAACTAACTCTCTGTTGGATGAATATTTTTGAATCTATTGTAGATGAGTCAATAGGAATCACATCAACAGTCAACCCATTTTTTAATAACAATCCAACAACCATTTCCACACCATTTCCACCACCTTCTTGTTCTTGTTCTTGTTCTTGTTCTTGTTCTTGTTCTTGTTCTTGTTCAGGTGGGCTTCTGACTGGTTGGGCAGGTATTTGTCTACGTTTAACGACTTTTTCCCCAATTTGTCTACTTTCGAGTAATTTTTCACTTCCCTCTACTGGTTCCTGTTTCTTCCGAACTTCTTGTTTGACAGGTTTTCGAATTATCAGACGTTTACCTTGGATACCCTCTTTTCCTGATATAGCTTTTTGTTCCATCTTCACTTTCACTGGAGCAGTTATTTGTTTCTTCTCTTCCTCTTCCTCTTCAGCTTCAACTGGTACAGTCTCTTGTTTCTTCTTCTCTTCCTCTTCCTCTTCAGCTTCAACTGGTACAGTCTCTTGTTTCTTCTTCTCTTCCTCTTCCTCTTCCTCTTCCTCTTCCTCTTCAGCTTCAACTGGTACAGTCTCTTGTTTCTTCTTCTCTTCCTCTTCCTCTTCCTCTTCCTCTTCAGCTTCAACTGGTACAGTCTCTTGTTTCTTCTTCTCTTCCTCTTCCTCTTCCTCTTCCTCTTCCTCTTCCTCTTCCTCTTCCTCTTCCTCTTCCTCTTCCTCTTCCTCTTCCTCTTCCTCTTCCTCTTCAGCTTCAACTTCAACTGGTACAGTCTCTTGTTTCTTCTTCTCTTCCTCTTCC